GCGCCTCCAAAATGAGAAAAACTCTCATCACCCAAAAACAACCAAACCCCATCCACGACCCCATCCAAGAGCAGGCTGACAAGGACACCCTCAAGCGAATCATTGCGAGAGCGGTGCGAGAAGCCGAGAGCAAGGGGACAGTCATCGAGATTGACGACGAGGAAATCCGCAAGGAGATCAAAGTTGTGTCACCCCACCCAGACTTCAGTGACGAGCAGCTTTCCTTGCAGAAGGAGGCAGAGTCGTCCGCTGCCGTTTCCGACATTAAAGTCCCCTCACTTGAGCCTGTGGTGGTCTCCTTCGGATCATCCGGGTCAAGCCTTGACGCAAGGCCAAGACCGAACCACTCGAACTTCAGATGGAGAATCCCCGTCTCTCTGAAAGTTTCCGGCCTTATCCAGCTCAGGGCATCAGGCTCCACCTTCACAGTCGTCTTCAATGGAGACGAGATTGGGAAATGGAAACAGACAAGGGGTTTTGAGTCGGATTTCGAGAGCAACCTTTTCAGTGTCTGTCTTTGGGGCGCAACGGACGTCCAATCAGCTCTCTTCTCCCTCACACCCGACTTCTACGACCCACACACAAAGACCGTCTACGAGATGAAAGTGAGGAAAGACAAGAATGTGTTTGACAGCGTCGTTAGGGATGTTGAGGCAAAGTACAAGAATATGGGAACGACTTTCGGTGTCGTAGTGGTCAATGCGGATTATGTTCACTCCAATTTCGATTGGGCTGAGGACACAAATTCGGTGCAAGGGGGGAGAGTGTTTGCATTTGCCGTCTCACACAGGAAGGAGATCGTGAAGCAGGCAAACCACCTCATTTCTGGTCTGTTCAGAGAACGAGAAGAGGTTCTCAACAAAATTCCGGGGAAGTTCGACCACTCTCAGCTCGAGGGAAACAAGCATGACTTCATGACTCTCGAGGACTTTGATCAACTTGAGGCAATGCCCGAGGTGTCGGACCTTCTCGATGTGGAGTCCATGCTCGCTTGCCCAGATGACGACCCAAACCAGTTCAAAGCAAGCGTGAAAGTGGTCGACAAGATGAACAAAACCACGTGCGACAACGACTCTTATCTCGAAACGAGGGCAGACGGCACGATAAGGTACAAAAGAAAGTTCCACTTTGTCCCATTCTTCTCGATCACAGACACCAACGGCCTCCACGGCGTCGATGAGAATGTGGATCCGCCAAGAATCAAACACAAAAACAGTGGTGGGTGGGACGAGTTTGCAGCAATGGTGTTCAAGAATGTGCGAAAGACAAAGAGGACGGTGAGTGGTAGGGTGAGGTTTGAATCCCTTGATGTCGAGGAAGTCATCAGAAGAGCGCGAGAGATGAAGAAGGAGGTGGACGAGGGCCAGATCCTTGCGGAGATCTCGAGAATTCCGACGCATGAACAAAGGAAAACAATGTCCAGAGAAGACATAGCATCAATTGCATCATCCGTCTCGAACAAAATCATGGACCTCACGAATGTCGAGCCAGGCAAAAGGGTCACGAGCGACAGAAGACACCTCACCGACTTCTCTGGTATGGAGCATCTCTTCTCAATGGACAAGCCATGGATGAGGACTGGATTGGTTGAGAATTCAACGTTCATGAAACTGAGAAACAAGGCGAAGCTGGCTAAGCAGGAGTCGAACTACATCGACAGCCAGAAGAACGTGGGAGTGAGAGAAGACGAAGAGGGGGAAGCATTCTTGAGAGACAAAAAGCAGAGATTCCACCTCCCGACACCCGCCTACCAAGAGCTGGTTGACCAGTTCAAGGTTGACAAGGTTGGGATGGACGGGAACTTCTGTTACCTGTGGGTCATGGACAAAGTTTTCCAAGAGATGAACAGAAGCATGCACAAAGCTCAGGGGCCAGGCTTGATTGTCAAGTGCGTTCCTCACACTAAAAGTTGGTTGATTTTGAGGAGCGGGCGAAACGAAGTGAAAGCTGTCATCGTGATCGACAGGTCAAAGCACGGGATTCTGGAGCCGGAGTGGTGGCATGACACAGAGGATGGACTCTACTCGATATCAAGTGTGTTCACAGTCTCCAAGGAGAAGATGCAAACTTTCCTCAACGTCGAGGAGACATACAGACTCGTGAGACTGAGGTTGCTGGAGACCACTCAATTTGAGTCGAAGGAGATCGCAGACCGTGTCAACGTTCAACATTCTAATCTGCTCTTCTGCATCCTTTCCTCGCAAGTCACGTCAGATCAAACGACGATTGCACTCCTGAGGTACCTCGGAATGATCCTGAGCAACGGTTGTCCAAATCGTGGGCCATGCTCAGAAGTGTTCAAGAAAATTGAGAGGTGCAGATCTCGCCTGAGCGCACTCGTGGTGAACAAGATGCTGAAGTGGGTAAGAGCCGAACAAGAAGAGCGAGTGGAGATTTTGGGCACGTGGGTGTGGAAATACAGGGACTGGCTCACCCTTGAACAGGTGCGAGCGAATGACATCAGAGTCTTCACATGGTATGAGGGTGCGTACTATGTAAAAACCGAAGGCGGGAAGGCTTCCTCGCAGAGGCAGATCATCGATAAGATGATCTCCCTTGCCTACAAAGCCATCGACGGTAAAGCGAAACCACCGGGAGACCCTGGGAGAATCAACACTGTGCTCGAGACCCTACCATCATATGATGAGTATTACCAAGTCGACTTTAAGCTCCTCTTCCAAGTGATGACCTCGTCCTTCGAAGACCACAAACGATCCACAGAATCCTGGAAGGAGAGATTCTCGTCCGACCTCGCAAAGCTCATACTGAAAGCAGACATCAACCATTACGCGACAGGGAAGTCATCCTTCAGGCACAAGACGGATCGCCTGTCCTCCGGAGTCGTCATCAAACAGAGAAAGATGGGGGCTGTGACAAACGTACAGTATGTGAGTGCGAATTCGAGGACCTCCATGATCAGGAATGTGTGTAAGTACCCGAACACTTTCTCCAATTACCCACTGCTCGACTGGAGCAACAAAATACACCCGGTTCGTGTGAGTCTCTTCAAGAAACTTCAACTTGGAGGGCCACGAGAAATCTCCATCTTGACACCACTCGCCAGGTTGAGCATTTCAACGCTGGAGGTCATCATGCGCGCGTTCGCGACTCAAATGGAAAACGAAACTCTCACTCACCCAAACAAAGAATTGAAGATCGTCGGTTATGCTGCGGCAATGAACGCTTTATCGAAGGAAACTGAGCAGTGGGCCCTTAAGAATGGCCAGAAGTTCCTGAGAATGGTGTACCGCACGAGTGCTGACGCAACAAAATGGTGTCAGCTATTCAGAATGATTTGCTTCATGATCATGGTGATGGTGATACTGAAGGAATTCCCCAACTTGAGGGATCAGTGTCTTGAGGTGCTGGCTCAGCACTCTCTCAAGAAAATCGAAATTCCTGACGAGATCATCAAGCAAGTCCTAAAGGGCGTCAAGTTCAATCAAGAGTCGATAAAGAGGATGGCGGACGAGTGGAATGTGGACACTCCCTTCAGAAGGCAAGGGGAGTGTGTCTTCAGTCTTCCTGACAACATGCTTCAAGGCATCCTGCACTACACCTCTTCAGTCTATCACTCCCTGATTCAGAACTACTTCACAAAGCGATTGTCTGAGAACATCTCAGCAGTGCTCAACAAGATTGCAAGCAAGAGGTTCAGAATCGATGTCTCGAAGGAACTCGATGTCATGAACAACTACAAGGCAGCCAGAGAAGAATTGTCGAAAGCCCTCTCGAACGGTAACCTCAGGCCAGTCGATTACAACACAAAGCTCGCTGAACTCAAGGCACTCAAGGAGAAATCTGTCACTAAGCTGAAGGCCAACCTCCTCAACAGACACACTATCCCGTCCTGGCAAGTAAAATGGCAGAACTGCGCATCATCAGATGACACGGCAATCGCTGTCGATGTGTTCATCGTTGGTGACGAGGGCTTCCTTGATGAAGCCCGGCTCAGAGTGAGAGAGTTGATGAACAAAAGTGTGGTGGCTAAGAGAAACTTCTACAGAAGACTCGGACTTGAAGAAAGTCTGAGCAAGTCCAGTGCCGGCAATCCGTTCGACATCATGGAGTACAACAGCAAGTTCCTCTTCGGCGCAGAGATCTTCGACGTAGTCGAAAAGCAAATCTTCGCAGCGACACAGACCCCCTCTTATGAAACACTCTCTGGTGCCCTCACAGAGTGGTACAACAAGAAGATGTCCATCATCTCTGCAGGAGGGTCCATCAAGCTCTGTCAACAGGTGACAGTCTCCCAGATGATATCCCACTACAAGGTTCTTGGGGGTGACATGAGCAAGGTGTTTCCTGCCTACGTGAGAGAACACTTGCTCGAGCATCAGCATGTCTCGCTCGGAATGTATGAGTATGAGCTCAACACTGCCATCGTCGGCCTCTTCCCGTTTGGGTTCACACACCAGACTTGGCTCCTCAATAAGTCAACACTGGAAACAGAGAGGAAGCTCATCCTAAACGCAAACCATGAGCTGGACTCCAAGGGCATCCTGAGACTCGGGATCAAAATCGAAGTGGGAAATAATCTCAGGAGCCTCAAGTTAAGGAGGGACATGATGACTGAGCTTGAAGATTACGCACGAAGGATTGGCGTCGAAAACATCTCTGAAACACTGGAGAACGTGGCCCCACTGTTCTTGGCTGGCGCAGTCCAGCCTTCCATCAAGCTACTTGCTGACTTTTCAACCCTTGTGTCAAAACCCAAAGTGCGTGAACAAACAACGTCTGGCACGTACAAGCTTTCCACGTTGTTGCTCCATGCCCCCAGCATCTCAATCCTCGTTAAAGGAGAGCACGCGCTCAAAGTCAGGTGTAACCTCTTTGTCCTTGGGGATATAGTGAAAAATGAGCTTGAGATGAAACCATCCCCCTCAGAGGCGATGCTGGGCCAGCAAACGCAAGTGATCAATGACCTGGAAGGCTTGGTTCCAGTCGAAACAAGCCGTGTGATGCTGAATCTTGCGACGAGGGTCCAAAGCTCTGTGAGAACAAGCATCGATCCAAGGCACATTATCGGGGGAGTGAATAAGACGATCTACCAAGTTTGGTCGAGTGATTGGTCTGGCTTGACCCCAGTGGTGAAAACAGATTTCAACCACCTGAGAGAGAAGTACCCATGGTTGCAGGAGACCACTCAATCTACGCTGGAGAAGACCCAAGGATTCTTTGACACAATCCTCAGCATTGTTCAGTTCTTCATGCAGGGCACAGACATGAGCCTGACAGTGAGATCAAGGTCCGGAATTGAAGGTTTGAGTGGGGTGAAGAGCGCTGTGATCAGGACAATCGAGGCTCAATACTCGAAGGGACACATGACTGAAGTGGTGGAAGTTTTTGGAGGGGACGAGAAAGACGACTACAATAAAGAGCTAAGTGACATCATCCTGGAAGCACAGATCGCCGCATTTTTCCCAAGCAGGAGGTACAAGCTCCAGGAGTTGATCATCGATTTCCATGAGAGACGGAAGGACAAGGTGGTGGATAAGAACTTGGCAGCTCTCATGTGGGCCGGAAGCGTCTTGAGTGGGGAGCCAAACAGCCAATACTTGGTTGACTGGTCAAGAGAAAGCCCAGTGTTGATGACCGGGGATGACAGACGGAGTGTGTTGCTTGTCTGGGGAACAGTGAGGATGAGGGCAGATCTGAGAAAGGACTTTGTGGAAAGGCTGGTATGCACAAGCCAGGATCACGGGGTGCAAGTAAGAATGGCCAGGTCTCTCCGAGCCCGCCCGTGGATTAGATGGTCGCCCAAAGACGAGGACGCCCAGTCTTACTATCTGTTCGCTGAAGACATGATCGTCTCAGAGAAGAGGCCAGGAGCTGTGCCAATCAGATTTTCCCCAAAGCTTGACGAACCATACTACACCGCTGCCACTGGGGCCTACAGGAGTTCTGCAGGGGGAACAGCAAAAATCATGCGAATTTACCTCATTGGTGGGAATGACTCCTGCGCGATCCCTTTCCCGATTCCTGCGATCAGAAGGAAGCCATCGAGAGAGCAAAGGAAATTCCTCTCAGACACGTGCTTTGAGAACAACCTCTGTTACTCAGTTTTCAAAGACTTTGTACTGGGAAGAGCCCTGTCTCTGAGCAAACTTGTGAGTAGTCTGAACTCGAAGCAAAGCCACTCTGAGAAATTGGCCATGAAGCTCAAGATGGACCGAACAAAATCTGCAATGGTGTCCAAGAAGATACCAGCTTGTCACTTCAGTCGGATGTTTGACAGCATCAGGCAAGAATTCGGCGAGTCGGGACTCTCTGCACTCGATTACTTCACATACTTCACCAAAGTGGGAAAACACCACGAGTACTACGAAGCATGGGCCCGAGGGTCGTTGGACCTCTTTGACGAGGACGAGGTTGAAGATGTAGTGAACAGGAGACTCTCTATACTCAGACAAGGGAGCAAGCACAGCGACCCCCTCGATGCAACACTCGATTTGCTTGAAGCCGACCATGAGTTCACTTTCGAGGAGATGCTCAGATACGGTTCAATCAACTTCCAGATGACCGCAGACCCCCAATACGATGCAACTTTCGACATTTCTGAGTTCACCGCCATCTTTGACACAGACGTCACCCTGGTGGAAGAGATCATGATTCCACACGATAAGTTCATCGACATGCTCAACTCCCCTGTCGCTGGGACGCCCACAAGTAACCCAGATGAAGTCGCCTTGTACGTACTGAAGTTCGGTAGGTTCCCACCTGCCCCTGCAAGGAAGAGGCGAGATTGATTCTGTGTGTGCTAGTTGTGGGTGATAAATGGGAGACAGTGTGACTGTCTTCGGAGGCGAG